TCCCCGTCCAGCATCCAGTTATTGAAAATATAGTGTTCGTTTGGCGTTGCGTTCACTGTTGCTTCTTCGCCTACTAGATACCAGCCATCACCTGATGTTTCACCACCCTGTTCGGGATTCGGAAATGTAGTGACTTCGATCGCACCGCTGGAGTAATTCATATCAGCAAGGATCGGTGCAGTTGCTGGAACACTACCGTTTTCAGGTAATAACTGTTCTGTACCGCCTTTGTATGATTTGAAGAACGGATATTCTTCTTTTGATTGAGGCGGATAAACTAAACCTTGAGGATTCTCTGTTACTAATGATGCAGTAGTGAATGAGGTTTCTGTTGGTGTTGCAAGTTCATATATAACCGTCAAAGGATTAGCACTTAAATATGTGTTGTACTCTGCCAATGTTGTTTTCCCTTGTAGCCTTACATAGAGATATTTGCCGTATTGAGTAATTCCATTTACATCGTTATTTCTCAATCCGTCCAAACTGTACGTTTCAAAAACTGATTTGTCATTCGGCACAGTAGTAGCACCAGCACCACCTGTTATATTCACGGCATCTGCTACGCTACCCAACATACCTAATTTCCCACTTGAATCAAAAGCACTAACAGAAGAAAAAGTAACTTCTTTAAGCCTTGTGGTTGCCTTATTCGGTGTCAGTTCATCATATGCGGTACCTGCACTCTTCATTCCTGTAGGAAAGTAGGTTGAGATAGGCAATGATAAGGTAGATGAGGTGTAAGGCTCATAGTCAGTAGCAACAGAACCAAACTCTAACATTGGCCTGATGATATAGTTGTTTAATGTTCCTGCATTTGCATTGGCTATGATTCTGAATTTGATTTCGGTTCTGTCAGCCAACGTGAATGTCTCGCCAGAATTAGTAGATGCTTGTGCGTAAATTGTAAGTCCATCAACAGACCTTAATTGAACGATTACATCGTTATTTGCTATATCAGAATTTTTGCTGAATCGATATGTGCCTGACTCTAATACGAATGAATCTGTTGCTATTGCCTGTCTATATGCTGATGGTGTGCCGTTCAATGTATAAACTCCATTGTCTGCACTGATAGTAATATCAGGAACACTACTAAATGATTCACTTGGTGGTAACAGGTTCTTCCCTACTGTCTTTATCCCATTACCCATAAAGGATAATAGAGAACCTTGATTGTAGGCATAATATGGAAGATTGAAGAGTGAGGTAAAGTCACTTGGGTCTGTGATGTTTAAACCCATTTGAGTGAGGTCAATGCACATAACATTTCTAATTTTTACATTCTCATACGTTGTTCCCCTGACAAAACAATAAAATGCAGTTGTTGATGCCGTACACGTTCCGATACCGATTACTTCTGTCCATGTATTTGCGGTAGATATTAACTTTTCAATCTGTACGCCTTGGTTCGCACCCGTGCCTATTACACATCTGTATTCTGTTGGAACATTAAACTCTGCTTTTACTAAATATTTATGGTTGACAGTTAAAGAATTTGACAAATACTGTCTTATACCATTGCTTGCAGTTGTTGAAGATATAGTAGCAATATTATTGCTGATGGAAAGAGTAGCACCACTTTCTGCCGACCAGTTACTTGTGTCAGCGAAATTTCCATTCCTTATTAACTGATTCCATGCTAACGTATTTCCATACAGTGCTTTGAACTTTCCATACCCGTCCTGTTCTGCTGGTGATTGCCTATAAGTAAATTCCTGATTAATTAATACTTGCATAATAACTCCTTACTGCCATGAAGCACCTTCTGACTGAATGATATTAAAGCTCATGGAATAGCCGACCATTCCTTCCAATAATTCGACTTCCATCTTTGATACATAGCCTCCAAAGACGATATATCCGTTAGAAAACGCTGGGGAAATACATCTAAAGGTAACATTGTCCTGATTGACTGCGGATGCTATTTTGTTTACATCGTTTGCATTCAACACATTCCACGACATGGATATTTTCGCCCATCGTCTTTTAATAACGTTTCTTATTAGATTTCCGTTTGTGATCGAACGGTATGAATCGTTGTCCAAATCCTCAAATCCGATCTTGTATGTAGTCGGAGACGGCATTAGCTGACCGTTGACATACCATATCATACTCATACTAAACCGCCTCCCATAATTCTCTGTTTGCTTCTCTGATAGTTCAAAGACGCTTCGCCTATTTCTCTTTGTGAGATATAAGCCCTAAATTCTTTAGATCCGACGACATCGATTAATTCTCTTAAGAGATCGTTTGTTTCTTCAGAGTTGTTGTATTGATCCTCATTGAATGCTTTTGGAACGACCGCTTCACCCTGATGTAATTGCGCCAGCATATCATTTGGAACATAGTTTGTACCGCTTGCCAGTCTAGGAATGCTGTACTGCGGAACGTGCGGAACATTCAATCCAAAGCTCTTACCGCCGACAAACGGCACCCATGATGGAACATCGTAATGCACGGTATTCAGCATATCAATTACTCTGTTGATGCCATTGGAAACTGCGCTTATCAGACCGTTTGCAATATCAATGCCGACATTCAGCAAGCCTTTTAATATAAGTTTGATGCCGTCAATTGCTGTCTGAATGCCTCCCTTCAGATCCCCTCTGAACATCTGAATGATACCGTCAACGATCTTCTTTACACCGTTGAATAAATCATCCAAAAACCTTTTTGCTGTATCTATGCCACTCTTCAGAAGTTCCCAAAACCTTTGAATCGATGATGCCCATTGTGCGCCGATGTCTCCAAACCAGTAAATGAGCCAATCATAGAACGCATTTAAACGCTCATCAACCCATTCAACCGCTGTATCGATCCATCCGCTTATCTGGGGCCAGAACGATGCCAGCATGCCTAAAATTGCCGTTATAGCGCCAGCTATGATCAAAGGAACGTTCATTGTTGCGATTCCTATACCAGCAATGGCCAAACCAATACCGACAAAGATCATGCCAAAGTTAAACCAGGACGGATCTGAAAGATAATTGTATAAAGCATTGAGCGCCGTGATGATGCCAAAGATCGCCAGTCCGATGCCCATTCTTTTTATAGCGTCTATCGGTTCTAAAGTTCCCATCATTGCGTCTCTGATCAATTTGATCGCAAAATGGATCAGACCCAATCCCGCAATAATTGTAGGCAACCATTTCATCAGATTCTGAAGGAACGTAATAACTTCAGGCTTTACATCAACATCCGCAAACGGATTGCCAGCGCCTCCGCCTCCGCCAGATTGAGAATTAAGATTATTGATTTCATCGAATCCAGCCAATTGTTTTGATGCCTGACCCGTTTTCTTTCCGAACTTCGACATATTGATGCCCGCAAAGCCCAATGCTTTTACCAGTGCGTCAACATATGCCACGATCTTCACAAAAAGATTCACGATCCATTCCAGCGCTGGAGCGAATAATGAACCAAGCGCATACCAGCAAGCATTCAGCTTGTTCTGAAGCTCTTCGTTCTGCGCCAGATAGGAAGACATTGCCTTTCTGATACTTGTGTAAAGACTCCGTACACCTATTAAGCCAGCAACAACACGTCCGACGTTTCTTCTGACATCTTTAAAGCCATTGTTGACGGAAATAACGGTCTTTGAAAACATGGACATTCCGCCTCCGTTATCTTTTGTGAGGCTTTTGATCCTGTTTCTGACCTTTTCGATCTCAAACGCCAGTTTTAACAGTTCTTCCTGTTGCCCAGCCCACGGTTTTGCGGTTGAAAGGATCTCATATTCCTGTTCCAATGTATCTAATTTGTCCAGCAACAAGGCAATTTCCGCCATATGTTCCTGTGCGCCCGATGTATCAAAGTTGAAGGATCCCGTTCCAGAGCTTGTCGCCTTCGATGTAGCTTCACTCATCGTCTGGCTGATCGTGTCCTTCATTTTTCCCAGCTGTGCCATCGTCTGTTCAATGGACGACTGATCCAAGACTGTTTTTAATCGTATCGCAAACTCTTCATTCATAATTCAAATCTCCCAGCCTCTGCATCTGCCTTTTCAATAGATTTGGTGGCATCTGTATGGTCTTCTTCTTCCGATACAGTTCAGGTGAGGCTTTTTCAGGCGTTTTCGGATAGTGTTTTCCCATCACTGCCCATGCGATCAGGTATGATTCTTTCCACATCCGATATCCCAAGCCTTTACGGCGTGCCTCTAACGTATCTATCAATTCGCTTACGGTCATGTCGTATAACTGCTCGTAAGTGAAGTCAAATTCAAGCAATAAAGTATAAAGTTTCTCGATTGTTTCCTTTAGGCTTGCGTTGCCTTCAGATCTTCTTTCTTCTCTTCCACTCTCTGAAGGTCGCTTTGTGTTAAAAGCCCTGAAACAACGCATGTCGGAAGGATGATATCCTCAATCATTTTCTGTAAGGACCAGCCTTCGTCCACTAATTCGTCAAAGAAGTTCTGCGCATCGTCCTGTGAAAAGGCCTTTTCGCCTCCGCCTTTGCGCATGTATCTTAAAAGATTGACGATCGTTTTGATGGAATAATCCTGGACATAATCCAGCAATTTGATTTTGTACGCCTCTTCGATCTTGATTGAATCCTGTGAAGTAAGGCGCATATTGATTTCTTTTCCGTTTAATTCAAAAGTAAATGTCTTCATGTTTCTCCTTTCAAAAAGGGGAAGCCTTTCGGCTCCCCTTATACAGACGCTGGAACCGTAATTGTAGGTTCTCCTTCAGGGATCAGATGCAACGTGAACGATTCGATCTCGTTTACACCGACCGCATTAAAGGAATAAGACGGTTTTGATTTCAGCTGAACAGTGATGCCAGAGGCATAAGTGATCTTCCAACCATATAACGTGTCTGCATTCAAACCAGCAATTACGTTGATGTTGGACGATGCGGACGGCGTTTCAAGGTTGAACGGGAAGTCTAAAGTTCCTAAATCCTGTAAACCCTTGACATAGGTACGGTAAACCAGATTATCCAGTGTCGTTGATTCGACTGTATCAGGCGCTCCGCCGATCTCTGGGATCTCGGTACAGCCTAACAAATCGGTCCACGATGATGGAAACGCTCCGCCTGTACCTAATGTGCCATAGGACAGTTTTGAACCCGCTGAAATTTTGTAAGTTCCTAAAGTTTCAGGCATATTTCCTCCTATACTATTTCTTTGTTTGCTTCGTTATAACGGCCGTTTGCCTTCACAAGGATCTTGCGGATCCCGTCCTGAAATGAAACGTCGTTATAGGAATATTTAAAGTTCATCTGTTTTAAAGCGCCTTTCAGTTCCTCCAGCGCTTCATCCATGATCTTAAGTGTGTTTTCTTCAGTGTTTTCCTTCCTGACAAGTCTGCCAGTCAGGTCAATCTGCATTGTGTATCTGTTGTTGATATCCGACCCTCTGAAAGTCTGCTGTAACTCATAGCCAAAGTAGGTTTTACCATCTTCAACCATGCCGTCAGGGATCGGTGCGCCACAATCAATGTCCTCGATCTGACTCAAGGTTTCCTGAATAACATCCCTGATTCCTTTTTCTCTGAAATTTGCTATGAGTTCCATGCTTCCTCCACTGCTTCTTTAACGTTTAGCCTGAAAATGTCCTGTGTCTGAACAAATGCTGGATATAAGTGCGGTCTTGCGACGATTCCCCAGCTTCCAATCTGAAGATTTTGTAGCCATGTATGATAATCCCACGGGGCAATAGTGGTATAGTCATAGCCATGTTCATAACTGTTGCTGGCTTCGCCTAAAGGACCCGTACCCCATTCAAGGAACGCCCCCACATGGACATCTGCCCATTTGGAGTCTCCGCCGACCAAAAGATCAGAGAATACGGACGATTTGATCTCGTTTTTCTCCATTTTTGTCTCCGATGCCTCTATGGAATTGGCATATGCGACAAACTGGCCCGTATTTCTTGCTTCGGACGGGATCTCAATCCTGTCCTTGGCTTCCTCCAACATGTATTCGGTGGCGTGTTTCTGTGCCTCGATCAGGTTGCTTGTCAGGTCCTTTACAAACCTCTTAAACTCTTTGTCCAGTTCTTTGATTTCTTTCATAACAGAACAATATCGATCCAATGCTCTTTCACGGCCACGATCTTGAATCTGAAGCCGTTTAAAACCACGCTGTAAAGGGAAATGTTGTCAGATGTATTGTTTACCTTCTGACGCAAAAACGTCTCCAGCTGATGCCTTGGTGAGCTTATGCGATACATGCGATTTACATCCGCTCCGTAAATGGATGCGCTGATTTCATCCGTCAGCTCCTGTTTCTGGATCAGATAATCACTTACCTTCGCATAAGAAGCAACAACTGCTCCGTTTTCCATCTTCGTCTTTGTAGCTTTATCGATCTCAACTTCAATCAGATACCGTAACTGTTTCACATCAATACCCTTTTGTTGGAACGGATGATGTCGTTCGTCATCGTTTCAATGGCGTTCTCATAAGTGGAACTTAAGCCTGAAACGGATTGAGACTTCACATCCTCCGCTCCCCTTAACAGATACATGGATTTCACACACTTTCTGATGTTTGAACCTAAAATATCCAATTGTGCTTCCAGCGCTGTATCTTTGAACTGCCAGCGGTTGGAAGCAATGAGAGCGTCATTGACGGCTTCGTCTAATAACGCTCCCAGTAAATTGCTATCACTTTCCTGATAGTTTGCGCCTAAATCGGTGATGATTGAGCTTAATAGATTAGCTTTCGTCATAGACGCTCCTTGTCACATCCTAAACGGATGCGATTTTCTTAACAACGATTTCTGCCGGCTGAGTGACCTTGAGACCGGAGTTGATTTCGACCTGAGCCTTTGAGCCGGCGAACATTTCGGAATCGACGATTCTCATAACTTCAAGGTTATCTACAAGAGAGAACGCTTCATAGTCGCCGACGATCATTTCAATTTTGGTAAGATCGACAGTCTTCAGAGTACCGGTTGAATCATAGTATTTTGCCTGTGCTTCATCAAAGCCGTTGCATTCCATGATGTTCAGACCGAAACGTCTCATGAGTTCAGCGCTTCTGACAGCCGGATCGTAAACCTCACGGATGCCGATTTCGCCTAACAGCAAAGCGTAAATATTGGTGGAAACAAGCGCAAAGTTTGCGTTGCCGTGATTGTCTTTGATCTGCTTTCTTAAAGCTAACAGATTTGTAACGACAGTCTGTGCCGTGGTTGCGGTGGTATTGGAAACAGCTGTTCCTTCCTGAGCCATACAAGCCAAAGCGGAATAGCGTCTTGCTTCTCTGACGGTTGCGATTGCGTCGGACAGATACTCTTCGCCCATGTCAAAGGCAACAGCGTTAGCCTGTACGCCATAGAGCTTTCTCGACTGCTGGTAGTTGTTGTTTAATGCGATCGGGATCAGCTCATCGTCTGCGACGACATCGGAAAAATCACGACCCGGAGTTCCAACAGTGACAGCCTTTTTGTCCAGCTTGTGAACAAAGATCTGACCGGCCGGGCCTACACTGTACTTAGCGGTAAAAGTTACGTTCGGGATGAGGATATCATCCGTGTAAAGATTAGGTTCGACGATCGGTGAATATCTCTCGTCAACATTCTGTGTGCCGTATAAAATTGACATATTGCCTCCTTATTTTTTGTAATACGGATTATCTTTGTATTTTTCGTTTAAATACTGTTTTTCAGAGGAAACATGAGATCCCCTGATTTCCTGAGGACGTGGCTGTTTCAGCTTCTCATTGACCGCTTTTTCGACAGCCTTGTTAAAGGCGGACTCAATCAGATCGATCTTTTCCTTGACGTTTTCCGCCGTTGCGGTGGAATAGTCGATCAAGGACAAAAGGGAATTGTCGATTCCTTTTTCCGATGCGATCTTGCTTGCTTCGTCCTTTAACCGGTAAGCATTCAGCTCATTGATGGCCTGTTTGCGTTCCGCTTCCAGCTTCTGAAGTTCGTGCTGGTGCTTCTCTTCTTCAGTCATTTTTGCCAATGCTTCGGCTTCTGAGCGCTCCTTTTCAGCTTTCTTCTGCCAATTGCTTTCCCACTTTTTCTTCATGCCCTCGGCCTTGCGGTCAAATTCGGCCTGATACTCAGGATCTTTCAGCAAATCATCAAAAGTCGGCTTCTGTGTAGCCACATCTTCGCTTGCCGTTTCAGGAACGGCGTTTACATTTTCGTCCATCGTTTTACCTCCTTGTCCAAACCATCAAAAAGCGCCCTAAAGCGCTTCTTGCCAGTCCATACATTGCGACGAAAGAACTGTATAGTT